AGTTGCGATAGAAGAACCGTTGTTGGCAGTAATGATTACGTTGACGGTAGGAAACACCAGGTATGTACCTGCGGGAATCACTGTACCTGCGTTAGCGGCAGTCAGTGATACGTTGGAGAAGTAAGCACCAGCAGTGTTGGTGGTTGCATTCGCCAGAATGATTTTATTCATTGCTAAAGCCATGTCTTTTTCTCCTTACAGTGAGAGGTAGTTGTAACCCGTCACCTTGGTCATTGACTTAGGTTTGACGCTCACCAATTCGGCAATCATCAAAACTGCGCCAACATAACCAATTTGCCAGTTCGGGAGTGTGGACTCAAAGCCTGTAAACACAAACGAACCTTGCTCATGGATGTACAGAGACAAGTAGTTAGTGTTCAGGAAGTACACAGTACCTTCAGGGCAGTAAGGGTCTGGATAGATAGGTACGCCAGCAACCATCAAAGCACGGAAAGCGGCGGCAGGGCCATTGGTTTCACCATCAAAACCTGCGCCTGGAGTGATAACGTATTGTTCTTGACCAACAAAGTCTTGAGCCAACAGTGTCCAAGTGCCAAAACCGCAAACACCAAAGCTAGGCATTTCAGCACCAGCTTTCACTGTGCCAGAAATGTATTGCAGAATGTTTTGACGGGTTGGGTTCACAGAGCCAGCGGCATACTGTGAAGACTTCCACCAAGTGTAGGAAGAACGGTCAATGTTGCCGTATGTGCCAGAGTTAGCAACAGCAGCGGGTAAACCGATAAACTGTTGTGTGTTGGTTGTGTTTGTGTACAAGGCAGTTGCCATTGCATCCATCATCACGTTGGTTGCATCGTTCATACGAGCTTCAATCAACGGAATAATAGCGGCATCTTGCTGAACTGCGCCTTCCATACCGAGGAACGGCACGGGAGAAATCATCAGTTTCAGGTCAAACTCAGCGTTGTAAGCACCTTGCTGGACTGACGGTTGGGCAAAAGAGCCACTGTAGTCAGACCATTGAGCGTTCACAAACTGTGCGCCTTGGACAGGAACGGTTATTGAAGAAACACCACCAGAAGCAGACTGACTGTTGGCAATCAGAGCCGCCATGAGGGGTGTCGAGTTATAAAGCTGGACAACCAGCTTGGGGATAAAGGCTCTACGAGTAACGTAAGTCAGTTCGTTGAACTGTGCTGACCCTGTTGCTGGTAGGATGCCGCCGCCAATAGCCATAAGGCCTCCTGTGAAAAAAAATTACCCTCTTACAACCCAATAGGACGTTGCGGTTTACGCAAGTCATTGAGCGCATTCATTGCCTCATTCCGTGCAGCAGCGACTGGGTTCTTCCAATACTTGTTCAAGTCAAATTGCTTGACAGCACTTGGGTTGTATCCAGTTGAAGTAGGCACTGCTGCTTGCTTCATCCACTGATGGTATTCGGCTGCTGTTTCGTGATTTGTAATGCCACGCTCCAACATAATTTTTTCTACATCACCGACTTCTGACTCATTAGAAATCAAACCCTTTTTCATTAAACTCTGTCTGCGTTTTTGCAGTTCTTCAATTGCTTCTTTCTCACGCAACTTGGCTTCTAAGGCTTGAACACGGTCTTCAGAACGGCTGACCGCTCTGTGTGTGTAGTCTTCAATGTCAAGTTCTGGAATAGGAAGGTCTGGTTTAACCTTCTTAGTCATACGCAAGAAATCTTTACGAGTTTCTGGGTTCTCCGCAAGAGTTTGAGCAAGTGCCGCCAGCTCATCACGGGCTTCTAAGGACATATTTTCTAGTGACATAAAGTTACCCTCTTTATACGATTAAATTACACGCTTACCGTCTGCTGGCTTTTGGACAGCCATAGCTGACTTGCTTATTTTGTTGGGGCCAGTCAAACCACCGAATTGTGAAAAACGGGGAGTGTTGGTAACAACGCCATTTTGTTGGTTATTGTCTGTAGGTTTGCGAGGTGCTGCTGCGCCTCTGGGCTTAAAAAGTTCCATTTTGATTCCTTACATTGTGGGAGGGGGAGGCATACCGCCTTGAGGGGGAATACCAGGGACGGATGCTTGAGCCATTGCTCTGCCTTCAGGGGTAGCACCACCCGCCTGTGGCAAAGTTTGCAGTAACTGAAGAATTTCAGATTGCTGTAACTCGTCAGTTTTGCCTTTTTTCTGACCAATCAATCCGCTGAGTACACGAATGGCGTTGAGAGTTTTCTTTCCCTCTTCGGAAACTGAGCCAAAAGCGGGTAGAGATTGCTCAAGCAAATCAATAGCCATGCTTATGTTAATAAGTGCAGCTTCTTTGTTTCCCATTTTAGGTTCTGGAGTAGACATGGGGGAGGCCATTGGAGGCGGCTCCATTTCACCCATATCTTCTGGCATTTGCGATTCATTAGGGGTGGGTGCGCCCGCAGCCGCTTGACCGCCTCGCATTAACTCCATCAACTTATCTGGTGGAACACTCATAATCACTCCTTGCCGTGTTTGTAACCACTTACAAACATCTTGTCAATAGGTAGAGGGCATTTTTTGTCAGCCCTCTGTAGACATTACTTGCGACCTTTACGGGCTTTGCGTCCCATACGAGCCATTTTTGCAACCATTTTTGCTTTTCCGTACATCATGACACATTCCTTTTACAAGGCCACCTCAAAGGGGAGGCAGCCACACCCTTCCTTGCGGAATCTTGAATTAACGGCGGCACTTACGTCCACTTTTTGCCTTCATGTTCATCTTGAACTCCCATATTGTTTGCGGTTAGAGTCACGTTGACTCCTCCCGTATGAGGTTTTATACCCAGTCTGACGCATTGTCAAGTTAGGGCTTGCTTCGTTTCTTTTCAAAGAAGCGGTGTCAACCCGTGGTTGGTCAGCCGTAGGTTGTGTCATGCCTGTGTTGCTTGTAGCCATCATCCCACCTTTTTTAAGTCTGGTTTACCTTCTGCTTTTGGAGGTTGCATTTGTTGTGCTTGTTGCTCCATAGCCTGTTGAGCAGCTTGCTTTTCTTCTGCTTTTCTTAATCTATCCAACAATAATTGTTTCATTGGCGGCTCAATCATGTCAAGCAAGGATTCCTTGTCAATCACGCCAGCCTGGAACAACTCAAACGCCATCTTACGACTGTCTTCCATAAAGATGGGTGAATTAGAGTGAGCATCGACTTTGACTACAAAGTCTTTGGTGAATTGGTCAGCAATAAATTTGCGTCCCTGTGCATCTGTGTAGTGGGTATTGTCGTAGACCTGCATACATTTAAGATACAAAGTTGCCATCTTCTCTAAGCTGTCCTCAATAATAAGAGCACGTTTCTTAGCTCGACTTGAACCTAGACGGGCAAGTGTAGAAGCGTGACCAGAAGAGCGTACACCTGCTTCTCCACGACCCTGCAATACAGAAACAATGCCAGATGCTTCTTCAAACATCAGGTCTACTTCACCGATTTCTCGGAATAAATCAGGAGGTATAGTGGGTGCTAACTTCTCTACCTTAGCATTTGGCATATCAGTTGCAATCAAGCCACCTGCTCTGTTGAGCGCAAAATTCTTCTCATCAAGAATACCTGTAAAGCCAATGAGAGCGGTAGGTGGACTGACCTGTTTAGCAAGCAAGTCCAATATTTCGGTCATCCGTTTGTTGCGTAGTTGTTGGAGATAGACCAGACGCTGAACTTCTGAGCCACCCCAGTAATAGTCGTACAAAGGATTAGGGCAGATTTGCACAAATGGCAATTCGCCTTTAAGGAACATTGACTCGCCTGGACGGTCATAGATGATGACGTTGGGGTCAGCTTTCGTAACCACTTGATAGTCTTTTGTCTCGTCATTCCAGACCCACAACTCGACCATTTCTATGGTTTCTTCAGAAACCTGTGCTTTGTAGTTGGGGTTACCCGACAGGTCAAGATTAATATTGCCGTACAACGTAGGATTGGATTGAGACAATATGATGCGTTGAATGCCGTTGGCAATTTCGGTACGCTCATGTTGCGTGGTCATAACCCGTTTGACAATATCATCTCTTTTTGGATGACTGTAGAGTCTGTCATACAACTCTGACCTAGTGATGTAGTAGGTTTGGACAATAGCTTCTTGTCTGTCAGTGTAGGAACTGTCTTCACGTAACACGCCAATACAGGCGGGTTCTACCATGTAGGGGTGGATACCGTTGTTGATGACAAGTTTGACAAAGGTTGTGTTGTAGCAAAGTGACCAAGTAACTGCGGTTGAGAATACCTGGTCAGCGTTGCTGTTTAGCCACTCGTCATTGAGAGCTTTGCTCAAGGTCGGTACTTTGATTTGTTCTTGTTCTGCAACAGAAGCACCCGTGTGGATAGAGAACTTGGTGGTTTCTGCTGAGTACAGGAACGAGGTAAGTTGGTCTATGTGTGGGTAAATCTTGTTGTAGATGGCGGGTACATCATCAGGCGCATTACCAAACAGATAGTAAGAGCGTAAGGATGTGTAATCAACTTTGCGCTGTTCACGACTGACAAGGCACTTCTCTATGAGTTCTAAATAAAAATTTTCTCTGGCTACGGGTTCTTTAGGGATTCTCATTTTCTCACCTGTAAGTTTTCGTGGTCATTCATTACCACATTCGCACGGGGGCCTTGCAAGTCACCTGTTGATTTTGGGTTAATTCCCACGGATTCTCCATTAACAGACTTAAATTGTCCACCCATAACCGATTTCATGCTAATGTTGCCACCTCCACCCCAGATAACGGACTCGCCCGGGCGGGTTTGTTTCTGTTGCTGTTGATTCTGGGACTGAATTGCGTCTGTAGCCTCGGCAAACTGCTTGTCTGACAGCTTATTCTTGCGTTTCATGTAGCCAGTCTGGTGTTCTCCAGCTTTTGTGGACTTAATGTCCGTCATATCGTATTCAATAGCCAGTTGCTTCAGATTATTGTCGGTTGCAGAGGTTTTTGCCGACCTTGTGCCTACTGGCTTCAAGTGGACAACAGATAACTCACCTTTGCAGTGTTTCATGGGGCATGTTGGCTCCCATGCCTCAAAGATTCCGTGGTTTGTGCAGTAATAGTCTCTCAGTATTCCCATTTTTACCCCCTTAGTGCTTCGTCAAGTGAAATTTCGCTGTAATCGTGCCTGTTTACCATCCCAACTTTGATTTTTATGCCGTCTGAGGTCACTTGTAGACCCATTTTTGGCTTAAAAACGGGTTGAGATGTCTTTCTGTAGTCCACATAACGGGTGTTATCTATGCGTTTCATGACCTTTACATTGCCAGCAACCCACTGTTGATAGGCTTTACTGACCCGTTTTTGCACGTTTTCTGTCAGTGGTTCTTCGTTATAGATGAATACATCATGGAAATGCCCATGACTTATCCCTGCAAGTTCAGCAAAAAGGGCAATAGAGATGCCTCTTTCCTTGTCAGCGTAGAAACGCTGCATGTGTTTTGTCAGTTCACGCTTGCTTAACGGACTCATATTGGTACTCCACTGTGTAACCTATGCTCTGCAACCACAACACAAACTCTGCCTCGCCATACGATTTGGTAGGGTCAGCAGGAACAACGATGTGATTATTTGTTTTTAGCTTTCTTGTCTGGGCATGGTGGCCTAGCAAGCCACCAAAATCAAAGCCTTGCTCGTGAAAGCCGTGCCCCACATACTCAATGCTGAAGTTTTTAGCTATTTCATCAGGACAATACTTATAACCATAAGATTGAAGGATGGGCTTCAATATAGCTGAAAGTTGGGCATCTTCATTCCAACCGTGTATCTCATTTGCGTTTAGGTGCATGATGCCGTG